AATTCAAATATAGCTTTCTCATTACCTACCCATTCTCCTAAACCATAAACCTTCCATGCTTTTTGATTAGTTTGTCTTAATTCCTCAATGGCTTTTTTAACTGTGGTATCTAAATAAGGATTGTTCTTATAAGTTGTAAAGTATCTGCTACAATCACTCATAGTTCTTATCCAATGGTATGGTGATACAGTAGGGTTATAACTTAGGATGATTGGACCTGTTGTACGAATTTGTAGCTGGAAGTATGATTCTTCATCTATCTCATTTGCTTCCTCTAGCCATAAGATAGTACTCTTTAATCCTCTTAGCTTCTCAGCATCATCCGTTGATATAAATTGTATTATTGAATCATTATAGAATGTGTATATCCTATCTGATATATTGAAATCATTCTCATTCCATATATCCAACAATTGCATCACATCCTTAAAATCCTTCATTACAGTCCTTTTAAGCGATGGTATTGTCTTTCTTACTATTGTTATTATCTCTTTCTTTTCAAGCGCTTTAACGATACACCATTGAAGCAAAGCGTAGGTCTTGCCGCTTCTGGTGCCGCCAATATGATGCGTCACTCTTGTTGGTGAGTTATCCTGATTGGTATAAGTTATCGTTGTATTAATTTCCAAGTTCATGTTTACAATTGTGAATTTACATTTGTGAATCAGACCACTCCGAACCAATCCATTCCCTACCTAATGCTTCACACACTCTAGCGGTTGTGCCACTCCCCATAAAAGGGTCATACACTACACCAGGTATCTCTTTAACGAATTGATGTATGAGTTCAGGTGGAAACCCATTGGTCCCTGCTTTATGTGGGAAGTGAAAGCAATCCGGTATTAATGGTAGTTTATATTTTCTCTCCATACTCTTATGACGGTATGTAAGGATATTAACAAACCCTAACCTCCATATAACATCTCTCATATATGTTTTAACCCACACCTTCTCACTTATCAATTTAAAATCATTCTTAAACATTATATCGTTGTAGATAGTTTGTTTGTGTATAATACGCTTATCCGCTTTCCTATTGGTAGCAATCAACGTAACTAACCCTGATTTAGGATTAAACAAACTAAACCTCTCCATCATAAAGTTATAATATGGTTGTTCATCTAATGTATCCATCCCCAGCTCCGCAAAATCAGCAGGACCTGTAATGATGTAATCGTAATGTAGGTTTCGTTTAAGTGTTATTAAATTATCCTCTTTGTATGTAACGTTATTAATTTGATTCATCTAATATCTTTTGAGTTACATTTACAGTAATCTGCTCTATCCTTTGATTCACTTCTGCTTTCACTTCGGTTCTACTCAACTTAGGTATTGTATATTCTAATAGCTTAAATGCTAATTCTAATGCAGCTTGTGGGTCTTTCTTCTTTATCTCCTCCAAATCTTTTGATAGAGTTGATAGGGTATTATCTACTGCTCTTGCTATGGAAAGCTTAACCATCTCCGTAGAACGATTAACTGCTCCTTTTGGTCTTCCCTTACTTAATTTATGTCCGTTTTCAAACTTAGCCATTATAATCCATTATTTAATTGGTTTGTTATAATCTAACACAATCTATCACCTTTGTAGTGAACGTATCAGGAGACCACCTAAGAATTAGTCCTAAAGGGATTATCTATTGTTTCTCTTAAATGTTTCTTAGCTCTTTTGATTTGTGTGAAGGAGGTGGATTTGCATATCTTAATTTCTGATGATAACTTTTCTAATGTCATCTTATCATCAAAGAAATATAGTTGTGCTAATTTAGATGCCGGCCATAGTTTAGTTCTCTCCATATTCTTTAGCTCATCTATTACTTCATTGTATGCTTTATCTATCTTTTCATCTGAATCGGTATCGTATTCATCATCAGGTGTGTCCGATTCCGTATCAGCTTGGTATTGTATCTTCTTATCTCTCTTTACTTTATTTAGGAATCTACTTTTAAGAAATGCGTAACAATACATTACATTGAATGATTGTCCCCACCATAAAGAAGGATTAATTCGTTCTCCTAAATAACAATAGAGTTCAGATACTAAATCTTCTGCAACATCTCTATCCTTTACAATATTGAATGTAGCAGCTATTAACCAAGGGTGAGACTCTCTATACAATACTTCTAATCGTTTTGTATTTTCTAATCTCTTATTCTGCATCTTTAGTTCTTACAAATTGTCTTAAGTCCGAAACACATAATCCCCATAGACCGGATGATGATTTACAACTACATGGTTGATTAATTCTTTCACCTCTTATACGATTACATTTCTCCCATAGAGTACCCATTAGGTGTTCAGGAAGATACGATTTAATTCCTTCTAATTGTTCTCTTAACTCTATGAATTCAGCTAAGTTAAGCGGTGCGTATTTGCTTTCAGCAACAGGTGGTTGCTGTGGTATTTGTTCTTCCATATTATTCCGATGATTGATTTTTTGCATATACAAATGCTGCTATTGTTTTAGCTGCATCAGTATCATAACCCTTTTCCAATAATAGATTTATACAATCGGTTACCCACATTCCTTTAAGGTTATCTAATTCTTCTTTAGAGATATAATTGTAAATCTCTGTCTCTGATACTATTTTCATAATTAAAATATTTTTATTTCGTCACAATGTCCATAATAGGATTTGTCAGTTAATCTATTTAACCATTCTTTTCTTTGGCAACATCCGCATGATTTAAATCCTAATAAATCTATTGCTATCCATTCTGATATTCTACTTCCAAATCCTAAAGTAATTACGTGGATAAGTGCTTCTAAGTAATCACCTAATTTAATTCTTTTCATTTGCCAATCTATTTAATTTTGTTCTCCAATGTAATTGATTTTCTGAACGAGTCATATATTCTAAATTAGATGGATTATTATTATGTTTGTCCAAATCCTTATGATTAACTTCTTTGCCTTTAGGAATCTTACCTAAATAGGTCTGAGCTATCAATCTATGTCCTCTCCTCCAATATCTTACTTTAGTTTTACCTTTACCTACGAATAATCCATAGTATAAATAACCTGAAGGATGTGTACGTGGTTTTAGTACTCTTAGTTCTCCTTTAGGATTGTATCTAGGTGATATCTTTGTTGTGTAGATTAATCCATCACTACCAGCATAGTAGTCAGTAAATCCTTTTAAATCTTTAATTTCAATCTTTGCCATTATATATTGTTTGTGTTTATAAATATTAGTAGTTCGTTAAGACATAAAAAAGAGAGACTGGAAATGACACCAGCCTCTCAAAATATAGGGTAAGCTGAAGGAGGATAGATATAAAAATGGCAATTTCGATAAAAAGACCTCCAGCTTATTATAAGTATTCAAACGTAACATATTATCCCTAATCTTTTTTATCTTCTTGTACTCTAATAAAGTTTTTTAATTCTTCTGCTGGGATTTCAAAATCAATATCGCCTACGTTCTCTGCGTATGTTGCTGCTAATTTAGCCCAATCTAAATTCTCAAATACAAATGCCATTTCTTCTTTGGTCACTTCATTTGATTTCTTGCTTAAAATTTCATTCAAGTTCATATTATTTTTTATTTAATTTCTTTCTTAATATCTCAACCTCTCTATTAATCTCATCTAACTTATACACAGTAGCAAATTTAGTTTCTAAATACTCTGTATCCAATACATCTACAAATGCTCTCTGCATTTCTTTTTGTAATTGTAATTTAGATTGTGCTTGTTTATAAGCTTCTTCTTTAGCTGTATTACCTACATAAGCTTGTAACTCTTTAATCAAATCAGTAGCATCTTCTTTATCTAACTGAAAGGATAGGGATAGTACAAGTCCCTCATTTGTTTTTTTAACTTCTAACATATTGTTTATTATTTTATAAAGATACGAAATTATTCTGAAACTACCAAATTATTTAGAATAAAATGTTTCCTTATATATTTCTTCTGTATGATTTAAATAATCTTTTAAAGTCCATTCCTTTCCATCAAACATTAAAGTTTGGGTAGGGTCATAGTAACCCATATTTAAAATAGTTTTAAAAGTATTAATATCCATATCATATAAAGTTAATTCTTTTTTAAAAGCTTTATAATAATGTTTTAATCTTTCAATTTGTTTATCATTTAATTTTTTCATATTTTGTTTTTAATTGTTTATTTATTTGACATTCCATTTCCATATAAAGGATAATTCATAGTTAAGAGATTCCATTCAATCTCATCTTCACGACTACTACTGTCTTGATAACGATTCTAACATACCAATTTGTGGCCAAAGGATTCCATCGCACCTAGCACCATTTCCCGGCTGCTTCGTCCGGCTAATGGAGATGAATTACTTAGTTTCATCTATGACCCTATCAAGTGGGTTTCTATCTGATATACCGCAGATAAAGGATGTTTCGGTTTGTGTACTAATAAATACAATCGAGAAATCTCAAAGAGCAATTTTAGTAGTTTTATTTTTCAAAGATACGAATAAATTTTTATATATCCAAATACTTTTTTAATTCTACTATATTCCTATCAGTATTACCTACCAGTTTCTTAACACTTAGTAACCCCATTTCAGCCCTTCCCATTCGGTAGTTCCTATCATCTAAGTAAAGGTTCATCTTAACTACAAACTCCTTATAACCATCAAAGGTATCGGCTGTTGAATCAATCTCATAGAAACAATCTTGTGTTTGAAATAACATAGGTAATCCTCTCATCATACAATCAGTAGCTGAAACACTCCATCCAGCGTGTAATTGTTTAGGTTGAACTCCTACACAACACTTAGATAACATTTGATAGTATATTGATTTAGGATATTGTTTGTTACTAATCCAGCTTTCATTAATAGGTTTATCCAATAGAGGAGCCCATACTTTAAAGTCCTGACGGGTTTCTCTATACTTCTTAATCCATTCGTAGAACTTACCCCAACCTTTATATGTTTCAGTCCTATGATTGAATACAATAATCTTTTCATACGATACATCAGGCTCGGATACAATATCTACTCCATTAACTCCTAAGTGCATTACCTTAAGGATACCATTCAATTTAGAAACGATATCACTATTAAAATACTTACGAGCATTTTCTAATACCATTTCCTTTTGTTGGTGAGTATTAAGAAAACAAACCTTATAATCTAATAGGTTAATTAATTCGTGTGGTAAGTTAAGTGAACGATTCAACCAACTCAATCCATTACATTCCGGCATTTCAAACCAATGAGCATATCCTACGATATCTACGTTAGTGTATCTACTAATATGCCAATCTGGTAAGTGTGAATAAATTACATTATAAGTTTCATCCTTAAGTAATTTAATCATATCCAAAGGAAGGTTACTTCTCATCCATATCATATTACCACTCATATTGATTTCTACCTGCCTTACGTTGGGTAAGTTAAGTTTACTGATACCTTTCCCCTTTGGGACTGGAAGTATCCAAGAGACCCCCTCAATTGCTCTTATATGAGAGTATAGAACATCCACAAAGGAATCCTTCTCTATATCTTCATTAAACGTGTAATTGGGAACGATAAGGACTACCTTACCATTCCCGTTATTATTTTCCCAAAACATATTATTTTTTATTGAATAAGTGATTTAATGCTTCTTTAGATGAAGCTTGTTTGAAACCGATTGGGAATTTATTGTTGTGTCTCCAAATTTGAATGTTTACCGCATTTAATTCGGTTAGTAGGTGTTCATATTCCCTACCATATTCTTCTTGATAATTCTCATCTTCTTCATTACCAAACCATTTATAAGCTGATAATTCATTTTCTAATTCATTTTTTCTTTCTTTCAATTGTTCTAAAGTTTTCATAACTAATTTGTTTTGTTTTAAAAATAGGGGAGTATATTTCAACTCCCCATTGTTTGATTATCTTACCCAATTTGTATCTATCTCTTTTACGATATCACAAACTACATTGATAGGGAAGCCTGATTTACCATCCATATCTTCAATCAATTCTCTATGTGTAATACCACCACTTCTATCAGGTGTACCACTCCATAATGAGTATGAATTAGATTTGGTATCAAAATAAACATAGTAGATACTTTCTCTACCATTAACAAGAACATCATAATGTTCTACCTCATTTGTACCTTTAGTATCATACTCAGAGGTTTTTGTAATGTTGAAACTGAACTCAAAAGTTGTTTCGTTGAATGTTACTGAATGTGCCATTTTTATTTGTTGTTGGTTACCTATACCCCAACGTAAGGTTTGTGTAAGTTGAAGAATACCCTCAACCCTTATATAATAAAGATACGAAGAAGTATCCATATTTCCAAATTTTTAAGTAGTTTTTTTGAAAGATTTTTTATTGAAAATCAACCAGTTACACATATAACTTAATATAATGTGCAACTGGTTGATAATCAATG